GCAAGGCGGTAGACCTCATTTTGGTGCTGATTGGAATGTTCTTCCTATATTTGGGTAGTAGATGAGGCTTATAATATATTGTAGATGTGATTTTGTTGTAAATCAGTGTATTATAAGAATGGGTAAAAGTTAAAAATTCGGCTTTATAATGCTGTTTTTGCCTATTTTTCTATCTTTGTTTTACAAATGTTTTACGAAATAACGGCATTGGGGAAAAGCCCTAAAAAATGCTTGTTAACAAATTCACACATACAACGATATTATGGCAACAGTAGCATGGGTGGTGATGAAGCACCATAAAAAAGACGATGGTACATACAATCCTAAGGTCCGCATCTCTCATAATCGAACCTCTTCCTATGTGTCAACTCCGATTTATACGGATATGGTAAAGTTCAAGAAGGGTTCTTCCACCGGAATAGTTACTTCCGAATCAATCAAAGGGGAATTGGACGCGATAGTAAGCGAATACAGAAGAATAATAAATTCCAACCCTTCTGCGGTAATAGCTTGTGAAACGTCAAAGGATATTCTGGAACTGATACGTAGAAGAAATGAAAATCGGGATTTTGATTTCATAAAGTATGCCCGTAGGGTAATAGAATCTATTCCTAATGAAGGAACCCGTACCATAAAAACTACCGGCATAAACTCTTTGTGTCACTTCTTGGCATATAAAGGAATGGAAGGGTTGAGTATTCATAGGCTTACATCGTCTTTTCTACGCGAGTATGAATCCTGGCTGCGGACCGATAGGGTGATCCGGATAAAACAGCGTCATGGCACTAAAAGCGAATATAAAGACATAAGGAAAAAAGCCCTTAACGATACCGGTATTCATTCCTACATGGGAATCATACAATCTATATTTAACAAAGCCTTGTTGGAGTTCAACGACTACGAGATAGGCGATATTGTTATCTCCAACAACCCGTTTAAAGCCTATGCTATACCACAAGTCTTATTACCAAAGAAAAGAGCTGTCGATGTTGATGTAATAAGAAAGATATACGGGTATTCTTCGACGAAGGAAAATATACAGTTCACCCGTGACGTATATATACTCTCTTTCATGCTTGCCGGGATGAACGTAGCCGATATGTTTAATTGCCGGATAAAGGATAATCATATCGAATACGAGCGCCAGAAAACAAAGGGTAGGCGGAAAGACCAGGCTTTTATCTCTGTGTATGTGCATCCCCTCGCTATGAATATAATCCAAAAGTACGACGATGGAACCGGAAGGACTATTTTCGATGCTGTAGGTAAGTATGGGGATTCAAGAAATGTAACGAAAGCGGTGCACCGGGGATTGAAAAAGATATGCACAGATTTAGGTATAGATTATATTCAATTCTATTCCGCCCGCCATTCATTTGCGACCATTGCCCGCAATGAGTGTGGATTTGGAAAGGACGATATAGCCGTATGCTTGAACCATTCTTCCCGGCAGAGTGTTACGGATAGCTACATAAAGGAAGATTATTCAGTAATAGAGAGGGTTGTAAGGAAAGTGATAGGTTTTACCTTTGATATAAATTCCTTGTAAAGTTTCGTGTTTTGGAAACTTATTTTTATCTTTGTCTCAAAGTAAGGTAAGTATGGAAAAAGAAATATTCCGTTTGGTATTGACTGATGAAGCCGCGAGCTTCATAAAGAGCATGCCTCAATGTGTAGAAGAGAAGATATATTATAATATCTATAGAGTGGCGAAAGGTGAACGGAATAAGGAGTTGTTTAAAAAACTCGATAATACGAATATTTGGGAGTTCCGTACTATGTATAATAGAATAGCTTATCGCTTGTTTGCCTTTTGGGATAAAGATGAGGAGATATTGGTTATTGCTACTCATGGAATAATCAAGAAAACCCAAAAGACACCTTCGAAAGAGATAAGGAAGGCAGAAGCCATACGGAAACAATACTTTGAGATGAAAGATAAAAACAAAAGATAATATGAAAGAATTAAAACTTACGCCGTTTGAAGTTATATTAGATGAGCACTACGGTAAAAAGGGGACTTCGAAACGAGATGATTTCGAGCAAAGGGTAGAGGAAGCGGTACACGCTTATCGCATAGGTGAAGCTATCAAGAAGGCGAGATTAGAGCGGAATATGACGCAAGAGGAATTGGGAGAGCGCATAGGGGTAAAGAAATCCCAAATTTCACGCCTGGAAAGAGGTTATAGTATAACTATTCCTACTATGGGAAGGGTTTTCAGAGCATTAGGAATTGCTACGGCTACACTTGATTTAGGTAGTGTTGGTAAGATTGCACTTTGGTAAGGAGTGATTGTACTAAAAATCAACAGGCGTAAAAATTCGCCGGTCAATTAATATCGCCAAATGACAATAATAGTAATGTGTTGTTGTCATTTGGCGATAGTTGTAAGCTATGGTGTGTTCACTATTCTTCTATTTTAGAAATGCCGAATATTTCAATGCGATTGTTTGATTTCATTAAAGTAATTGTATAAAGATTGTCGGTCTTTTCTACTTTTTCATAGTGAAAAAGGACGGGGTTGTCCGTTTCTGTATTGTAACATTCGTATACTATTTTATTGTTTTCTGTCCTTTTAGGTTTGTCTGAATATACCAAAGTGAGAGCTGGATAGGTATCAAAGTAGAAAACTATCAAGGTTTCAGTAACGCGAATAAAAGAGCCATCTCTTCCGGTAATGGAAGTGGCTATTTCGCTTCCATCGGATGCGTGTAAGCTGAACATTTTAATTTTATATTTCCCTTTCGTCAACTGAGCTGAGGCGAATACGGGAAATAAAATGGCAATAATAATAAATAGAAATCTTTTCATAAAACTGTTATTCTTTTGTATTTGAAATTCTATTAACAATACACTGCGCTTTGTCTAGTGCGGAAAGCATACTATCATAAGAACTTATTTTAGTTGCATTGTTGCGGATATATAAGACATCTTCTTTAGATAAATACTTTTTATTTGATTCGCTTAATTTTATTGACATGCGATTATTTATATCATTGTCGATAATTGCATCAAGGATTATTATGTATGCATCGATAGGAGCGTAATTATCAATTATAGCAATTTCCGTACTAAATGGATATTGTGTTATCTTGTACTTACATCCTCTGAAATTAGAATATTCATTAGTGCAAGAGGTAAGTAAGAAAGCAAGAGAGAGAATGGATAATAAGTTTTTCATAATATCTTTGTTATTTAGGTAAAAAGTTTTTTTCAAACTTGTTTACCATCCATTGGATATATTCATCTGTTTCTTTTTTTACAAATTGTTCATTATAGGGCTTGATTATTTTTACTCTTCCTTTTAATGGTGCGTTATTTCCACCTGTGATATAGCCCACACACGTAAACGGTTTGCCTCTGCTCCATTCGTGATATTCGGATAGTTCACTTTTTGAAATATATCCCAATAGTTTACTGTCACTTCGATAAATAGCTACCGCATTTTTATCGTATTGGTTAGTAGGTTCGGGGGCAACTACCCCGGTGAAACCACCAATATCGGATGCGCTGCAATGATGGTTAATTCCGGCAATGTATGTGAGGAAAGAACCGTCTATGAGGTCTCCTTCTTCATCATCTACTGTTTCTATTACAATTTCCTGATGCGGTGCCGCTGACATTGGTGTAGATTTTATTAAAACGAGCATAATAGCTACAACCATTATTATTATACAGAATATTGTCATTGTATTATTTATATGATAGTTCTTGTATTGGCTTTAATTGATTGTCTTTTTTGAAGTCGTTTATATCGTATATCTTACAACCGCTTTCAGAGGGTGCAGCTTCTTCATGTTTCAAAAGCTCAACTTCGTGTTCGAGTTTATCCATTCTTTTACATATTATTCCGCAAGCCTCTGATATACGGGCTATATATTTAAAAACGTCGGTGTCATTCATGGATTTTAATTATTTATATTGAACGCAAGTAACGAATAAACAATATATAAGATAAAAAAGTTTTAAAATAAAAGATATTTTTGAACATATATTTTATTATATAAGGGTAACATGTTGATATAAAGTTACCTTTCTACTTTTCTTGTATCGAAATTGATTATTACGCACTTTTGTTGGAGATTTTTCTTGAAGCAATTCCGAGTTGTTCTCGCATAATGCTATTCTCTCCTATAAGCTGGTTTATTTCAGCTTTCATCTTCTCTATCTGTTCATCTTTATCTCTAACAACAGTTTCATATACACTCTGCATGTCGCCGGTTTTAATATCGGGTATGCTATTTTCCGTGTTATACATATTTCCCTTGCCGCGCAATAGCCATTCAGCAGAAATATCTGGAAATGAATTAAGAATAGAGAAAACAATATCGAGACTTAACTTTCTGTCTCCTGATATTTGTTGATTTAGTGTAACTTGTTTTACACCTATCTTTTCGGCAAACTCCCTAACAGACCTTGCTTTTTCATTAATTAAACATTTTACTCTATTTACCATATTTATTAATTTAGAATAATTCTAAATATTCTATTTGAATAGAACTTTTTATTCATTAATGGTGTTTTGTATTCAAATGAATATATCTTTGCATCCGTAAACGTCAAAAGACCGTTTTCATCTGGATATAAAAATGGCTGTCACGATATGAACCGTGATTTTGTTTGTCCAAAATTGTTCCACCGGCAAATATAGTGACAGCATTTTTAAAAAACAAGAAAAGATAAGCATTTCGATTAGTGGTGTTTTCGTAATGTATTTACATGAGTATTAGGGTAATTAACAATGATAAGTCCCACGGAGTAAAGCCAAACACCACATCAGGCTTGAAACGTGGGACTTTCTATTTAAAGTAAAAGTTATGGGAGCACTCGAACTTGATCCGATAGTAGCATATGCCCAGCGTTCGGCATTAGAGCTTGGTTTGAAGATAGCCATCAATGAGTACAAGTCGTTGCTTGGGGATAAGAGCATTGTTTTGTCAAAAGCTGAAGCTGAAAAGCAGTTCAGTGCGGATATAATAACCTCTCTTGTAAAACGTGGCCTTTTGCAGGATTATCAATTTGGTGTTGATGAAACGGAAGATGAGGACGGGAACCTGATAAAGAAGCCTAAGGGACGCATCTATTACAGAAGAATTGACATTCTCGAAGCTATGGAGAAGGGAAACGTCCTAAAGGGACTGGCCGAATTAAAAGCCACGAGCTATAGGTTGAAAGAGAACAGCGACCGTGCAAAGCGTAAAAGTTGATTAGTGTTTTATTTGTTTGTGTGAATCTAGCCGGGTGGTCTGTGAAGATAGCCCGGTTTATCAAAAGAACTAAAACGTAACAATTATGGATAGAGGAAACCAAATTATTGAAGCGGCCCACTCTAAGGAGCAGGCTCCCGGATTATCCCAGTTTGCCCGTAGTCAAAAGATAGTCAATAGCGCCTACGGCCTTGGTTTTATTGAGGGTGCCCAATGGGCGGACGCTAACAGGTGGATAGATATAAAAATCGAACAACCTGCGGATGAGGAAATGGTGATAGTGCTGACATCATGGGGAAAAATAGGTCTGTGTCTTCGTCGTCATGGGGAATGGGTAACAGAAACTGATGAAGTTCTGAAATACGAAGTCACCCATTGGATGCTATTACCGACTACAATTAATAATTAACTAAAAATATAGATAACATGAAAACATTTGAAGAATTAAAAGAAGAACTCTTAACCCGCGCTAAAAATACTGGCGCATGCCAATCCGGCTACGCAATGGGTCTAAGAAGCAATACGAAAGCCGACCTGCTAAAAGCCATTACTGAAAATTGGTTTTGGGTTTTGAGGAATGCAAAAATTATCGATGCTGAATATTTGGAAGATAACTTCACAGAAGAAGAATTATCGCAAGCCGGTATTTATACCAAGAATACCCACGAGGTTAGAACAGCCTCATTTGCCTGCGGCAGTGCAACGGTGGAAGCCTGCGGCAGTGCAACGGTGAAAGCCTACGACAGTGCAACGGTGAAAGCCTGCGGCAGTGCAACGGTGGAAGCCTACGACAGTGCAACGGTGGAAGCCTACGACAGTGCAACGGTGAAAGCCTGCGGCAGTGCAACGGTGGAAGCCTACGACAGTGCAACGGTGGAAGCCTACGACAGTGCAACGGTGGAAGCCTACGACAGTGCAACGGTGGAAGCCTGCGGCAGTGCAACGGTGGAAGCCTACGACAGTGCAACGGTGGAAGCCTGCGACAGTGCAACGGTGAAAGCCTGCGACAGTGCAACGGTGGAAGCCTACGACAGTGCAACGGTGAAAGCCTACGACAACTCCTATGTAGAAGATTGTACAGGTAATATAAGACCGGAATCTGATTACGCAATAGTCAAAGATTACTACAACCATAAGATATATATCAAAAAAGGAAAATTTGAGATTATAGAGGTTGATTAATTCTATAAAACCATTAGCCATGAGTAAGCAATGTAATAGCGTCCTGATAACCGCTCCGGATTTCGGAACCGGACGGGAAGTGATCGGTGAGTTTACCGGTTATGATTGCGGATACTGCCATGGCAATGGCTGGCTATGGAATCCGGAAATCATCCATGAGCGGATAAAGATACCTTGCCCGAAATGCGGCGGAACTGGCAAAGTAAAAGCCTCTGTTGTGGTAAACTGGATACCCGACGGGAATATAAAACCTTTTTAAAACGAGATATGAAAACATTAAGAAAATTGCAGATTGTAGCTACTACCATAGGATTGATATATGGTTTTTGGCTTGGTGCTAATATCGATGCTTCCGGTAGAGATGTGCGGAGTGCATGGGTAATAATCGTTCTCTCTCTGATTATCGCAGTGTCATTAAGTGCCGGTAAGAGGATAAAGTTTGATGACAATAATTTATAACCTCAAAAACATATGATTATGAGTAAGATTTGGTTTAGAGCAAAAATCCGTTATGAAAAAACAGAAGAAAACGGCATGAATAAACGTGTCTCCGAGAATTATCTGGTAGATGCACTCAGTTTTACGGAAGCGGAAGCACGTATCATTAATGAAGTAACGCCGTTTATTTCCGGTGAATTTACCGTGACTGATTTAAAACGGGAAAACATATCCGAATTGTTCAGCTCCGAAGCAGATAAGGATGATAGATGGTATAAAATCAAAGTGGCGTTTGTCACGTTGGATGAAAAGTCGGGAAAGGAGCGTAAGTCTTATTCTTACATGCTTGTACAAAGTTCTGATACAGCCAGCGCTGAAAAGATGCTGCATGAGAGAATGAAGGGCACGCTTTCCAATTACGAAGTAATGGAAGTGAAGGAAACCAATATAATAGATGTTTACCCGTATAAGCTGGATGCCGAAACGGATGAAACAAGATGATTGAATTCTCTGGTCCGTGAGGATAAGAGGTGGCTGTTAGTTTATAGAAAAACTCCGGTGTAATGGTTACTTTTCGTTTAGGTTGTTTCCGGAAAGCAGGTGTCGTAATCTGCACAGCCACTATTGCTTATCATTAACCAAACGCCCTCTACTCGCGTAGAAGTCCCGTGAAAGGTTCGGGTTAAGTAATTTAATTTCAGCTAACAGTTAACTATCCCGGTGTGGCTTGACCGCCTATCCGGGAGCAAATGAATAATTCATTAATCAGTGGGAATTATGGAAAACCAAACTTTCAAAGAAGCTATCAAGAGTTATCTTGATGAACGTGCCAGGACTGACGAACTGTTCGCCAAGTCCTACGCAAAAGAAAACAAAAATCTGGACGAATGCTGTTCCTACATCATGGGTGAGGCCCGGAAGCGCGGAAATGCCGTTGCTATGTCCGACACTGAAGTTTTTGGTATGGCCGTACACTATTACGACGAGGACGACATCAAAGTCAACAAACTACCTTCCGGCACAAGAGCTGTAGCTTCCACTTCACCCCAACCGGCGAAGCTGACCGAAGAAGATATACAAAGGGCTCGTGAGGAAGCGATTAAACGTCTTACCGAAGAGCAATATGTTTTGCTGAAGAAAAAGTCGTCACGAGGAAAGAAAGAAGCAACGGAAGTTCAACAGATGTCACTGTTCTAAGCCATGAAACCGCGTACTAAATTACAAAAGGAAGTTGCCGAGCTGAGTGCAAAGTTGGGTGAAATCTCCGACTCTCCCAAGAATTGGGCGAAAGAACATCTGTTTTCTCATACAGCGTATAAATGCAAGGATGAACTTTGGTGTTCGGAATGTGGTAAGATATGGATAAACACCGATAATAGCGAATTGAGTGCTATCCTTTTGGGTGATAAGACCGAATGCCCCTATTGTCACCACAAACTGGACGTAAAGGTAAGTCGGAAAAGCCAGAATAGAGAGGAAATCTACATGGACATACTGCAAGTTGTTGGTAACTTCCAAGTCATACGTCATATCCTGTGCTGCAAGTATTCTTGCAAAAGCGGTTTTCGTGAGCATCTGACATCAAATCTTTATTACCATTTCTTTGAGACCGTTCAGGAATGGATTACGGTTAATGGCAAACGTACCATTATCGCCAGGCCTATGAATATGGGTGGCAATGGATGGTTGTATAGTGAGCCTTTGAGTATAAAGAACGAATACGATAGCGGTTATTACAGTTATGGAGATGTATACTCTATTCATGGGTGGTTGTATCGCAAGATAGAGCTTCTCCCGGAATTAAAGAAACGCGGTATAGGCCGGAATTTTCCCGATGTTAATCCGTCGAGGCTTATACGATCGCTCTTAACCGGTAACAATGATGCCGAACTCTGTTTGAAAACAAAGCAGATGGCAATGCTTAAGCACATGGCTAAAGATGGGTATTATCAGCTTCGGTACAAACCATCTTTCAATATCTGTAACCGTAATCATTACATCATCAAGGATGCCAGTATGTGGAATGACTATATCGACCTGCTGCTCTATTTCAAGAAAGATGTACGTAATGCCAAATATGTCTGTCCTAAGAACCTAAAGGCCGAGCATGATTTGCTGATGAATAAGAAAAGGAGCATTGAAGCAAAGCTTCGCAGGGATAGGGAAAGACGGGAAGCAATCCGTCGTGAAAAGGAGCGTAGAGAGAACATCATTCAGTTCTACAAAAGAATGGAGAAGTTCTTCGGTTTGGAGATTACGGACGGAAGTATTACTATCCGTCCATTGGAAAGTATAACCCAGTTCTACCAAGAGGGCAAGGCAATGCACCATTGCGTATATACGAATGGATATTATAAGCGTAAAGATTGCCTTATCCTTTCGGCCCGTATCGGGGAAAAACGCATTGAGACAATAGAACTGTCCCTAAAAACTCTTGAAGTAGTGCAATCGCGTGGTGCATGTAATCAGAATACAGAATACCATAAGCGTATCATTGAACTTGTCAAAAAGAACATAGGTTTAATCCGTAATAAATTATCAGCATAAGCCATGAATAAAAAGAAAATATACATAAGCCTTCCGATAACCGGTCAACCCATAGTTGAGGCCAGAAAGAAAGCGCAAGCGGTAAAGACTGAAATGTCAAAAAGAGGGCATAATGTGATTACTCCATTTGATGTATGTCCGGAAAAGAATATGCCTTATTCCTATTACATGGGGAAAGATATAATGGCATTGCTTGAATGTGATGCTGTATGCTTCATTCGTGGTTGGGAAAAGAGCCGAGGCTGTCTATTGGAATATTCAGCGGCAAAGATTTATGGTAAGGAAATGATGTTTGAAAAGTAAATAAGAATGATGTGGAGAAATAGCAAAATAAAGCCCAAGAAAAACTCTTTAAAATCTAAGTTGGACAAAGTGTTTAGTCAATATATCCGTTTGCGTGATATGCTTCCGGGAACCACCCTATTTAAATGCATCAGTTGTGGGAATATATATCCGATAACTAAAGCAGATTGCGGTCATTATATAAATCGGTCGCACATGTCTACCCGATTTTCGGAAGTGAATTGTAATGCCCAATGTAGAGATTGTAATCGCTTTGATGAGGGCAATATGTCGGGTTATAGGCAAGGATTGATTAGAAAGTATGGCGAGCAACAAACCATTCTTTTAGAGGATTCAAAAAACGACATTCGTAAATACAGTGATTTTGAATACGAGGCGTTGATTGAGCATTATAAAAAGGAAATAAACCGCATGTTAAAAGAAAGAGGATTGAAAATAGGATGTTTGACAAAATCATCATAAAAGCCCGGATTAATATAGAAGACACGGAAACCATTGTGTTGCGGAATTATCTTGAACAATGTGCTGAAGGTGATGAAGTGTATTATAAATCCACAGCTTACGCTAATTTCGACGGTTGTTTCATTGAAGTACGAGGTGATAGATTGAAATGCAAGTGCTCTATAAATAAGCTCTACAGTAAGGGTAAGACAGGTAAATTGGATAATAGTAGACCTATGACATTCGCCATTGCTGTAAGAACGATAAAAGAGCTTTTAATGAAGTTGTGTGTAAGGGCAGAGGATGCTATAGTCACCTATTACGAAATAGGCCTTACGATGAGGCTGTCACATTCTGCTGATGAGTATATACGTATGGTAGAAGATATTGCAGATCGCGTGTTGTGGAACGATGCTAATTTCCCGGCCATGCGCCAGAAAACAACCGAGAAGAGCAAATACTTCCGTAAGGTTATGAAGATATACGATAAGACCTTTGAGGCCGGGGAAAAAGGGCGGAATGTGGGAAGTAATATTCTTCGTATAGAAACAGTGTACAGACATCAGAATGTACCGTTATTGGAATTGATGGATAATCTGTTTTTAGGGAAGATTGGCCGGATATTTTATAAGGATTGGAGCGAACTACGTTTTGCCCGTGAACTGTCGGCTGTAAAAGGGGTAAAGATTTCACAACTTGAAAAAGCGCGTGAAATCAATCACATTGGTGTATCCCGCTATAAGGAGAGATACAAGAAGATGTATGCGGCCGGAAAACTGACAAAAAAACAATGGGAAACCATGCGAACCTTTGCCAACAATTGGCACAAGGAAAAGGAAAAATATATCGAGGAAGTAAGCGATATGGAACGAGAATTCAAAGATAAGCTTCTTGCATATTTCCAGATAGGGCATATTACGCCTTTGAAGAGAAAAAGATAATACGTTGAATATCAGTGATTTATACAAAATGCAAAACGCACCTTATGGTGCATTTGTAAATTGTTGTAAATCAAATGATTAAAAATAAAAAGATAAAAAATTAACAATTTACGGCAACTTGTCCTATACTGTCCGTAGGGCAGTCGGTACGACTTAAAGGACAGTTTATTTAATAACTTAAAAAGAAAGATTATGAGATGTGAGATTGATGGCATAATAACAGCGGAATTGCCAACCGTTAACGGAGTGACGAATAGCGGTAAGTCGTTTGAAAAAAGAGAATATATAATTCAGGATACGGATAAATATCACAAGTATATGAAGTTCTGCATGATTAGCTTTGATGGTCCGATAGAACAGCCCTTGCAGGTGGGTGAGCACGTGCAGGTAAGGCTTACAGTAGAGGCCCGGGAAAGTAAAGGGAAATGGTTTAATGATGTCAAGGCTTACAATGTGATTCGTGTATGAGAGTTAGGTTTTGCTGGTATACCAGGAATCCGAGTATAATCCAGCGTATTAGTGCAAGATTCAAAGTAAGCGGAATGACAATTAACCGTGAATCTACAGTAGCTTTAAATGATGAAGAGTTTGAGTTATTGAGAGAGTGTGAGAAGAAAGGTCATGTTCAGATAAGGGAAGTAGTCAAATGAAAGGTTAGGAATGAGTAAGAGTAGAGAGCATTTGAAGTTTATAAGCATTCAGTCGAAGGTGTCACCGCAAACGGCTGATAGGATAGATAAAATAGTGAAGCGTGGCAAGTTCGGGAGCCGGTACGAATTGATACAATATGTTTTGTCTGCATTCCTGAAGGTGGCGGACGGAGAAAGTGACAGTGATGAAGCGAGTGAGGAATTACGGGAGTTTGTAAAGATGTTCGCAGGTTGGGAGAATAAGAAGAGCAGGATAATAACAACCAAGCCGGGCGGCAATCGTGAACTAAGATTGACTGACAGCATCAATATCTTCAGTGAGGTAGGAAAGAAGGGCCATGTATGTAAGAGGCTGCGAATATTGGGCGATGAAACCCGTATATCGGTGAGTAATGAGGGAGCGGTCGAAGAGGTAATAAAGAAGTTATTCCCGGAAATGAGGGATAGATTTGAGCGTATCGGCCGTAATATAGGAGAGGATAGCTTGGTAAGGATAATAGATGAGTTGTTAAATTTGGGAGAAGAGCGGTTCTGTTCGGAAGATAAGGCTGTAGAATACATTGGAATAGAATACGGTAATGTCCCTAAAAAGAAGAAAAGCCAAACGATAAGTAAGTATGAGCAAGGATAGAAATTATACAAGAATGATACAGTCAAAGCAATGGAAGGAGCTGAGAATCGATAAAATGAAAAACAATCCGCTGTGTGAAGATTGCTACGAGAATGAAATCATAGAGCCGGCAACAGAAGTACATCATGTTATCCCTGTTGAAAGCGCGCTTAGTTTGGATGAGATGAAACGATTGATGTTCTCGTATGATAACTTAAGAGCCTTATGTCATTCCTGCCATATGGAAGCGCATAAGGCGATGAAGTCGCATAGTAGAGAGGAAGTGAGACGTAACACGGATAGGAAGAACGAGAGGTTTAAATCTCGCTTCTTGTGAAGAGAGGGGGGAGTGTTTTTTTATTTGCCGCCATTGACTCAAATCCACTGCCCCTATCCCGAGAAAAATTTTTGTTCTGGAAATTTTGCCGTGGGGGTAAAGCTCCGGAAAAAATGAGGTTCCAAAAAATGGGCGGGTAAATGAATTTGTAGGTAGTATTAAAAAGTTTAACATTATGAAGAGGAAAAAGGAAGAAAACGAGAAATTGATAGATAATATCAAAACGCATGTAAGGCGGGTGTTGATGAAGCAGGGGAAGTACAGTCCGGAAATGAGCTATCAAATAGAACTGCTGGCTTCCGATTTGCTGGTCTTTAGAAAAATAAGAAACATGGTGTTAGATGAAGAACAGAAGCCGACGATAGTAGAGATAACCAGGGAAAAGGAAGAGAGGATAAGGGAAAACCCGATTTATAATCTGATGGCAAAGTTTGCGGATAGGGTTCGGAAAGATTTGCGGTCTTTAAAGATGAATAAGGAGCTTCCGAACAATGAGGATGAAGGCGGGGCGGAAAAAGAAGAGGACGCGTTACGGGAGTTAATGGATAAGTTGAAAGAAGAGGAAGAGTAAGACGAGGAGATATAGGGATTGATTCATGGATGTAGCTACGCGGGAATACAAGGATATACAAATTGAAAATCTGCGACGGGTGGACGTTGAACGGTATCAGCTTGATACTATAGATGTCCGCCTTTTGTCGTATATATCCGGCGTGCGAGATAATCCGGAGAAACATAACCTTTACGAGATATTGGCCGTTTTAAAGTTCTTCCGCCTGATGGATAGGTATGTATTCCGCGCTTCTAAAGTAAGACGCTTTGCCAAGCTGTATGAAAGTTTGAAGTTTTCCGGAATGGATGGCCGGCGATGTTACAAGCTCACGCCTATTCAGTATTTTCAGTTTGCCTCTATGTTGGGTTTTTATAAGTGGGAAGATGTAGGAGATGCTACGGGTATGGAAGACGAAGAGATTGGAATATCCAAAAAAATAGAAAACGGCAGAAGATACGAGTTGAGGCGTTTAGTGAGAGAAGCTATACTGTTTGTTCCTCGCAAGTTTTCCAAAACCACCAGTACTGCATCTCTTGCGGTTAATGAATTGTTGTTCGGTGATGTGAACGCACAGGCTTATACGGCTGCGAATTCGTACAAGCAGGCGGAAATATGCTTCAAGGAGATAAGCAAGATAATACGGCAACTTGATCCGAAGGGGAAATACTTCAAGTCGAAACGCGAAATGCTTCATTGGAAAAAGAATGAGTTTGAAAAGGAAAGTTTTGTAGAATGTCTGACCGGTGGCGGAGATACTAAGGACGGTCTTAATGCCTCTCTTGTTATTTTCGATGAGTACGCGCAGGCTAAATATGTGCGCGGTCATTCTGATGGCGCGGAGCTGTTGCAGGTGTTAACCTCATCGATGGGTATAAGGCGGGAGCCGTTAACGGTTATTATTACTACCGCAAGCCGCGTGGAAGACGGACCGTTCTCAATAGAGCTGGAGAATGCCAAGCGGGTGCTCGAAGGTGATTATGAAAACGATAGGCAGTTTGCTTCTATATTCATGCCTGATGCTTGGGAAATGACGGATGAGGAAATGGGGAAGCCGGAAGTATGGCATAAGTGCAACCCGCACATAGGGATAACCGTGCAGGAAAGCTATTATCGTGAACGATGGGATAAAGCGCAGCATGATGCTGAGGCTATGATGGAATTTAAAACCAAGTTGCTTAATATCTTTGTTTCGGGTGGTGTAAAGGATTGGATGCCGCAGCAGTTATGCCGGTCTTTAACTGTAGATTTCAACATAGACGACATAGAAGGAAGACCGGAAGCTATGGCGGCCATGGACTTATCCGTAAGCGATGACTTCTCTGTGGTTGTATATAATATCTATTCACGTGCACAACGTAAGTTTTATTTGTGGCTTGACTGTTATATTCCTCAGTTGACATTGGAAACCCATGCGAATAAAGAACTTTATAAATATTGGGTTAAGGCGGGTTTTATGAAGGTGTGTCCGGGTGCCGTGATAGATGATAGGATGATTGTAGAGGATATATTACAGAGAAATAGTAAGCTAACAATCCTGCAAATCGGGTATGACGCATATAAGATAAAGGAGATTGTGAACTCGTTGGCGGCCGCAATTTCATCTACCGGTGCAAATCCGGATAGAATATTGCGTGCGGTTCCACAGACTTACGGTGCTTTCACGTCACCCGTCGAAACCTTTGAAATGGCGGCAAAGCGTAATCCGGCCGGTGTTGCACTGGCTAACAATCCGATATTACCATATTGTTTCGGAAACTGTTATCTGGATGAGGATAAAATGTGCAATAAAAAGCCGTTGAAGAGGAAGGATAATTTGAAGATAGACGCAGCTGTTGCAAGTCTAATGACCTTTTGGTTGTATAATAATTATGAGTGGTAGGTAGCCTAAAACACATCTCTGTCGGTATTATAAAAGGCAGTAATAATGAGCATAATAAATTGGTTTAAACGTGAAGTAAGTAGCGGTGTTATCGGTTCGGATAAGTCTGTAAACAAGGGGGATTACAAGCAAAATGTAGTATGGGTTAGCAATTCGGAAACGGCAATGAAGATTGCGGCCGTATACCGTGCTGTAAACCTTATATCAAGCGCTGTCGCTTCGTTGACTTTGGAATACAAGAGAAAGGACTATGCAAAAGGGTATTTTAAGTTATATGATACCGGAGATGGTGCATTGATGAATTACATGTTATCCATGCATCCCAATGAGCGGATGAATAGTTTTGTGTTTTTTAAAAACATGGTATCAATGATTCTGTTGCACGGAAATGCCTATGTGGTTATCAAACGCGACAATAGATATAGTCCGATCGGTATGTATTTATGTGCTCCGGGGTGCGTGGCATACGATGTGTATTCTAACAAGTATACAATATCGGACATGATAAACGGAATTTCGGATGTATATAGCGCAGATGATGTGATTCACCTGAAGAATGTATGTCGCGATGGCGGATATGAAGGGTTGAGTACTATTCATTATGCGAAGCTGACATTGGGAATTGCGGCTACAGCTGATAATGAAACCCTGAAACGGTTTGCTACAGGTGGCCGGATAAAGGCTATATTACAGAATAACAAGCTAACAAGAGGATTCGGCGAGTACCAGGATAAACAATTACAGGGGCTTAGCCAGGATATACAGGAAGATTTGAACTCCGGAGCCGATGTTATACTCGTTAAGGGAGACGGGACGTTAACCCCTATAAGCATGAGTTCTGCGGATATGCAGTTCCTTGAAAGCCGCAAGTTTACACTACGGGAAATAGCCCGCTTTTTCAATGTTCCGCCTTCTAAATTAATGGATGATAGCAATGCCAATTACAAGAGTGTGGAAGTAAGCAATATTGCTTTCTATGCCGAGGCTTTGCAACCGATTGTAACGGAAATAGAGCGTGAATTTGCCTCTAAGCTTATACCCCGCAACATGTGGATGGATTATAAATTCAGATTCAATCTTAGCAGCCTTTACGCGCTTGATTTGGATAGTAAGGCTAAATGGGATAAGGCAAGATTGGATAACGGGCAGGCTACTGTGAACGATATACGCAGGGAGAATGACAACGCCCCGGTAGATAAAGGGGATGAAGTATATCTGAGTGTAAATCTTGCGCCTCTTGGCAGCGAGAAACTAAGCGGAAGCACGGGTAGTGTCCCATCTGATAAAAAAGAAGAGAACGTATAAACCGGATAGAGTATGGAAAAATTAAAGGTTGTAACATTGGATGAGTTGAAAAAACAGATGCGGGTTGATTTTGAAGATGAGGATGATATAATTTCTTTATATGGCGTTGCCGCCGAAGATGCAATCATTCATGGCACGGAAAGAACGTTGGACGAATTAAATGCGATCGGATATGAGGAGCAGGAAGGAAAACCGGCAGAAGATACGGAGATAGGAAAGGAATATTTTCCGAAAAGGTTGAAGCTGGCAATCCTTATTCTGGCGGCTCATAACTACAGAAACCGGGAGCCGGTCGCCGCCGTGGCACAAAATCCCGTTCCGTTTTCCATTGAAGTGTATACAAAACCGTATAGAAAATTATCAAATAGGGGAGAAAATGTATGTTGACAGCCGGAAGTTTGAAAGACCGTGTAACCATATTGGCTCCTGTGCTGGAACGCGGAGAGATGTTCGGAGAACAGACAATAGCGTATGTGGATGTAAAAACCGTATGGGCTAAGGTTGACTACAGAAAGGGTTCTCTAATGCTGACTGCCGGTGAATCATGGATGAATAATGAGATAGGGGTAACGATGAGGTATAATAGTATAATGTCTGACCGTTGTCGGTTAAGATGGGATGGGAAAATGTATGAAGTAGAAAGCCTGAACGGAAGCCGAACGGATGGAAGCATGGTGATTATAGCAACTCGGATAGATGAAGGCAGCGGTGTAGAGGAAGAATAATGAGTAACCTATTTCCATTGTAGGAAAGTATTATGAAAAGGTTCTTTTTAAAAGACTGGTAAGACAGACTAATACGAAAAAGACAATATGAAAGAAACAGAAGAAGTTAAAAGAGAGGTTCGAAGCTACGTAGGAGACCGTTTCCAGCCACGTTTGCGGGAAGAGGTCGAAGAAGGTGGTAACAGACGCACAATCGAAGGTTATGCGATTGTTTTTGGCGTGCGCAGTCGTTTGCTGGCCGACTATTGGGAAAACTATTACGAGGTGATAGAACCGGGAGCAATTACGGAGGACCAGCTTCGTGAGATGGATATTAAAATGACGATGTGGCATAACCGGGAAAAGTTGTTAGCCCGTAGCAATAAGGGCGAGGGAACATTGAAGTTGTCCGTAGATGAGATTGGTGTTAAGTATGAATTTGAAGCACCTGATACGGCGGACGGGAACAATGCGCTGGAGCTTGTGAAGCGTGGAGACTTGGCCGGCAGTTCATTTACTTTTTGGAGCGACGAACGGAGTAGCGTTCGATACACTACCGATGATGAAGACATTCTGACTCGTCACGTTGAACGTATTGATAGGGTATTTGAAATGACAATCGCAAGCGACCCAGCATATACGGAAACAAGCGTTACAGCCCGTGAAGTTGAGGCCGCCGGCGTGAAACTCCATAAGAACGAAGTAGACAGACCGTTACCTGCTTCTTTCAGAAAAAGGGAATTGAAATGCCTGCAAAGGAAATACATATTACATTAATAAACTTTATTTTATGAAAACAGAAAAGAAGACTGTACAGGATTTAATCACAGAAAGAGGTGGTTTAATCAACAAAAGAGAGGGATTAAGCGTCAAGATGAACGAGATTATCGATAAAGCTTCTGCCGAAAAGCGGGATTTCACTCCGGAAGAGGAAGCCAAATATAAGTCTCTTGAACGGGAATTTGAGCAAGCGTCCAGAGATATTGCCATGAACAATGATTTGTTGTTTGCTAGCAAAAACGGCTTTGTAGAAAACAAGAGCAAGAACGCGATGTTCCGTGAATTCTTGCAGGAAGTTAAGGGCAAGCGCTCCAGTAGTGAATGTATTTTGCAGCGTGAATTCACCGGTTTGGATACGGCAGCCATTGTCGGCGGCGGTATGATTCCGTTGACGATAAAAGACGTGCTTCCGCCGTTGGAAATGGGTTTGATTTTTGATAAGGTGGGAATCCCTGTACAAACGGGTGTAACCGGTGATATACAATGGCCTGTGCTTGGTTCTGTTGAGGCGGAAATCAAAGGTGAAACAGAAGCGTTGACCGACCAGGACATCGACCTAAGTAAAATCAATGCAAAACATGTCCGTTTGGGTATCTCTATAAAAATATCCAACCAGGCTATCAACGATTCATATACTGATCTGGTTTCTTTGGTTCAGTCTCAAATAAGAGCCGGTTTGAACAGAACATTAAACCGTGTAATCTTCTCCCATCAGAATTTTACAAGCGACCTTCACGGGCCGTTTGCCAGTGCAAAAGCTTCAGGTACATTTGCCGGTACAACTCCTACCTACAAGGAATTGCTTGAGATGAAAGGCAAAATTGCATCTACGGGTGTGGAAATGATTGGGTTCTGCTACATTATGAGCGAAGCGATGAAAGCTGCTTTAGAGGCTACCCCGGTTGATGCCGGTAGCGGTAGAATGATAATCGAGAATGGCGCTATTGCCGGCTATCCCGTATTCTGTACCGAGTACATCAACTACGGTTCCAGTAAGGAAAAAGCCGATGTTGAATATGTAGCCGCTGGATGTTTCGGTTATCTGCCGACAAATCAGCATGGAGAGGTACGCATGATATTCGACCCGTACACGCAGGCCAAGAACGATGTAATCGTTATTACAATGAATGCCGATTGGAGTATTACAACTCTTAGGAAAGAAGCATTTGCATTGTATAAAACCACAGGAGCATAATGTCTATTGTTGTTTTAAGTTTATAATTATGGTTTCCAGAGGGGGCGGAGTGGTGACATTGCGCCCCTTTTTACATTAAAAACAAGTCTATGAATATAATTACCCGTTTGATAATGGATTCCGCTCAGTATAGCGGTGGTTTGGAGAAAGCGCAGAAAAGCCTTGATAAGTATGTAGAAAAGAATATGACATTGGAAGGTGTCGCAAAAAATGTAGGTAGCGCTATTGGTAAAATATCTGTGGGAATAGGTGCCGCTACAACGGCCGGTGCGGCATTTAATAAGTTTATGGAATCCAGCCAGGCTAAAGGGGATGCTATGGCGGAAACAATGGAAGCTGCGAGGGCTACAATAGACCAGTTCTTTTATGCGCTTGGGGCTGGAGAATTTAATACATTTCTAAATGGGTTAGATGAAATAATAAGCAAGTCTGTTGCTGCTCAACGGGCGATAGATCAGCTCGGAAATACACGAATGAGCCACGGGGTCAGGTCTTCAATGAATGAAGCAGAAATTCAAGAAGCGCAATATATTGCCAAAAATAAATTTGCCCCATTAGAGGAAAGAATTGCTGCTTTTGAAAAATGGGCCAATGCACTAAAAAAGCAAGAGGGTATTAATAAGACATTAGGTTCGGATTTAGCAACCGCTTTAACGGCGCAGATAGAAAAAGAAATAGGTAATAGTAATATAAAGGTTTCTGTAGAAGAGGCGTTAGAAGGATTTGATATAGATTTGATAAATCCGGATGAGGGTAAGAGAGACCAAACGAAAGAAAGGATAAGAAGATTATACGGCCAATATGTATCATCGAGGGAGAGTTTGGAATCTGAACGGCGGAGTACTTCATCAGAGGGTAGGCGTCGAGGAATTGATATTCAAATTGCGGAACTCGAAAAAGTATATAGGAAAGAGATTATAGCTAATGCTATGCTAAACAAGTATAAGGATGAAGAATTACAAGGTATCGGAAATCTTATCATAGAGCAGCAAAGACTTATATCTTCTCTTAAATCAATGAGTAGGGAATATAACGAAACTGCTACAGAATTTAATAATAGCAATAAAGGGGTGAAGGGATTTACTCCGGTCGAAAGCCTTGAAGGCTATAAGGTATATACAGGCTCCGGAACAGGCAGCGCAGGTGTAGGCGCTGGCAATAAAAAGGAATTGGGCGTAGAAGTGGGGTATGTTGAGAGGGATTTAAAGATAAAGACCGCCATAGAAAGAACTTCCGACAATAAGTTAAGTGATGAAATCTTCAAGGCTATCCAGGGTGATAAGAAACTTCCCGTTTTGATGCAGCCCGTTCAGGAACTTATCGAAGGTGGAATGAACGAAGGACCGGAAGAAGTGGAAGACCCTGCACTCGAGGGACTGCGCGACCGTATAGGCATGTACGATACGATTCAACAAAAGATAGCATCTTACAAGGATATGCTTAAATATGCCAACGAAGAGGAAGCCGGCTATATTCAATCACAAATTGCAATGTGGGAAGAATATGCTAACAAAATAGGTTCGACGGCGAAAGAAGGTGATGATTTAAGTGCAATAACGGGTGCTATCGGTCAGATTGGGGGTGCTCTATCTTCTACCGGTAATGATTGGCTGTCATATATAGGGAATTCGATGTCGGCCGTAGCGCAAATGATTCAAGTGATACAGGCTCTAACAAGTGCTAAAAGCGCCGCTGCTATCGCGGAACAGGCGACCTTACCGTTTCCTGAAAACTTGGCAGCTATCGCTAGTACGATAGCCGCCCTCACAAGCGCTATGTCTAGCATTAGCTCCATAGGCAACTTTGCCGAAGGTGGTATTGTAGGCGGAACCAACTATCAGGACGGTATCACTGCTCGTGTCAGCAGTGGTGAAATGTTCATTAACCAGGCAGACCAGAAGAAGCTGTATGATTCCATTCATTCCGGTAATCTTGGCGGCGGTAACGGGCGCGCAGTGGTTACCGGCGAGCAAATTGTGATAGCGGCCAACAACTGGGGAAAGAGAACGGGCCGCGGTGAACTGTTATTCTCTAAATAAAAACGGATATGGGATATTATAAAAACGCCGCAATGTCGGGATATAGAGTAAGAAACTCCCTTATAGAACTTGATGCGACCGGTTCATTGGGTATGTTGAAACGGTTACGTTATGATGAAATCATAGAGAGGAAACAGATACGGAAAGAAGTGCGTGAGGTGTTGCGTCCGGTTCAAAAGACCGTCCAAAATGCGGCAAAGGGAGCGATGAGGAGCGACCCCAGAAAGGCTTATTTGGGTGTTAAGCTTTCTGTATATGGCCGAAAAGCGGTAGGTGGTAGTGTGTCATTGTTGAATCAGAGAAGTACGGGTAGGGTAACGAAATACAGTAAACCAAGAGGCGGGGCAAGTGGCATTACTCGAAATCGCAAACGGAGCAAGCGGACACAGGACATAGAAAACTATCAGGGGAGAGATCGGGCTTTCATTCTTCGTTTTATCAATCAGGGTACAATGAAGCGAACTGCATTTACCAGAACTAAGAGTAAAAACGGTAAAACCGCCAATAGAGGCGCTTTATCAGGAAAGGGTTTTTTCAGTGTGGCGGATGGTGCAATGAAGCAAGCTGCTGATACTTTGGGAAAGAGGGTTGAGAAGTTGATTGTTGAGGCTGGCTACGGAAAGTAACCTAAAACACATGAATGAAGGTAATATAAAGAAGTCGCGATTATGAGTTTATTAATAGGGATACATATAAAAGAAATGCTTTTGAAAGATGAAGGTATTTCTGAAAAGGTTGGCAATAGAGTATATCCGCTGGTTATTCCGGTGGGTGCTCCTAAATACCCGTTTATTGTTTTTCGCAACGATGGTACTGCCCCCGACTATACTAAGGATGGAAATAACGAGGACAGTGTAGGGGTAAGCGTGGAAGTTGTTGCTAAGGAATACGGGGAAGCCGTCGAAATAGGGAATAGCATCCGCTATGCTCTTGAAGAAAAACGCCGGCGATATGAACAGTTCGAAGTCAGGGATTGTGCTTTGACCGGAACGGCCGAGGAGTGGCTAGACGATATAGACGCTTACGGTATTATATTAAACTTTGAAATGAAAACAGTTGATTTTTAATTTAAAATTTTATGAATTATGGGAAAAGCTAAAAGTTTGAATGGGAAAGACCTTATGTTATGGATTTCCGAAAAGGTTATCGCGTTGTCAACGAGTTGCAAGATAAATCTTGCTGCCACTACTGTAGACAGTGCAACAAAGGATGATGGTTTCTGGGATGCGCAGGAAGTCGGTAATATGAACTGGTCTGCAACGAATGAGAGCGTAGACAGTGCGGATAAAGACCGTACCAATGACTACGTTTACGATGAGCTGTTTAAGTTGTTCGTAGCCGGCAAGCCTATTGATGTAACAGTGGGGCTTCCGTCCAACAAGAGTGATGAAGGATTGCCGGAAGATGGGTGGACGAAGCCGGCATCCGGAACTTATTATCAGGGCAAGGCTATTATTACGGCTCTTGATAGAGATGCCACTAAGGGAAGCAATGGTACTGTATCGGTTTCATTGTCCGGTTATGGAGCGTTGAAACAAGTAGCGGCAGGAGGATAAAGTATGAAAGTAAAGATAAAAGGGGTGGAATATGAATTTTCCTTTGATAGCGTATGGGGTCCTATATACACTTATGAGGAATTGACAGGAAGCAAATTGCCTTTTGATGCAAATCGTATGCTGTGTCTTCATATCCTATATTATTGCATTCTTTTGCGTGCCAATCCGAAAATAACGTTAACACTTGAAGAGTTTTTCGAGGCGTTAAATGATATATCCCTTGTTGGCAAGATGGCTGACTATTACGCCAAGCGTATGCAGGTTTTAACTGGTAGCGAAGACGGTAAGGAAAGCTCAAATATCTGTGATTCTGATAAAAAAAAAGACTAAGCGCACGCGAAGTATATAGGTTAATAGTCGGGGAAGGTGGATGCTCTCCCGACTATTTTTTATCAAAAATGGGGGTTAATGAAGCAAGGGATTATATAGAGGGCATGAACAGACGTTACCGGCAGGATTGGGAGCGCACCCGCTTGGAATCATCAGTGCTGTACAAAGTGATGTCCGGGAAAGACCTTGAACTGGAATTCCCATGGGAGACAGAGGATGAAGATAAAGAGGAAACGAAACCAGAAGATTTGGAACGTCTTCGGGAAAAAGCTCGAATAATGGAAAGGATTATAAACGGAAATAAATAGTCATTATGGCAAGAAATATACGTTGGATGATACCCTTCAAGACTTTGGACGAAAGAGACGCGGTTATCAACATTTATAAGGAAGGTAATTTTAATGAAGTAATCACGCTGGAACCTGCATATAATACCTTTGAAACACAGGAATCCACCGATGAAGAACTGATGAATCCAATCCGTACCCATACGGGGTATATACGTATAATCGACAATGGAGATATAAGCGGGTTAATGCCTTCCGATAATCGCCAGCATTATGTTGAATTTCTGATTGAAGGTGATTTGAAATGGTGTGGATATATGCAGGCTGATACATTTAGCGAGGATTGGGATATAACGCCTTTGGAAGTGGAATTTCCCGTTATTTCCGGCATTGGTATATTGGACAGCATTCCGATGGACCAGAATAGAGAAATGGACTTGACCTCTTTATGTAGTTTGTTGTTGGAGTGTATCGATGCAACGGGGGTAGATTATAATTATATCTATATACCGAAAGAGGTTAAAGAATCGGCTGCCAGCGAATTTTACCTGCTTCCTTTGGATCTGCGTATATCTCGGTTTAATTTTTTCAAGGTAAATAACAGTGTGAATACAGATGATCCGGATTGGGAGAGATACGATGCTGATACTTATAGTGATTTGCTTGAAGAGTTATGTAAATTTTGGGGATGGACCATACATGAGAGGGGACGCGATTTGTATCTGGTATCAACAAGGGATGTCGACTATATGAAAATCCCAATAGGGGAGCTGCGGCAAAAGCTGAATAGTCTTTCATCTGTTTCTTATGAAAGTGTTCCTACTTCTTCGATGGCTGTTTCTGACATGAAATTAGCCGGAAATAGCCATAAAAAGGATATTTTGCAAGGGTATAATAAAATTAAGATTTCGGCAAAAGTATCTAAGGTAGAAAATGTAATCCCCAATATAGACAGTGAGAAGATGAAGTATATTGGAAGATGGGTGGATGAACGAAAGATTGAGGGGGATATTTATAAACAGACATACAAGCTGTATAAGCAACAAATAGATTTAGAAATGTTTGAATCTTATCTATACGATTATAACATAAACACTGGAGCATATACGGGATTATCTCAATATGCAACAATTGAAGAGAAATTTAATGCGTATGGAGCTATTTATGCGAAAATGGACAAAACGAGAGTAAATGAGTGGGATAAAAAAAGAAATTATAATTGGGATGACATTATACGGATGAATTTAGCATTTGTATATTCGTATAAGGACAGACCAGATTCGTTCAGGAAGATATTTCCAACAGAATCACAATCTAACGAAATGCCGATATTGCGATTAAGGAGCAAGGAGAGTGTTTTTTATAAAAATGGGGCATTCGTAATAAGCGGAACTACTGAAGGAGAAGATTATGAAATGATTTTATATCCGGATGGTTCTATGATTTTAGACATTGTAACACGTGCGACAAATGGAGCTTGTATAATTCCTGTAGTTTTAAAAATTGGCAATAAGTACTGGAATGGTAAATCATGGCAATCTACATGGGCTAAATTCGATGTTCGATGCGGTGATAATGATAGTAACGGAACAGGAGGCTCAGGGCAAATTGTGACAACGAAAACACTTGATATGCCGTATAATGGAGCTAATGGATATGTTATTCCAATCAAAGAAGAGCTTTCGGGAATAGTGGAAATGACGTTCTTGTATCCGTATAAAGATGATAGAGCGGGACGAATATTTATAAGCGGGTTAAAAGTTGAATATTATAAGGAAGATGATGTATATGAAGAAAGAGAAGATAGCGACGAAAACGAATACAGCTCCAAATCAGGTATTGAATTTAGTAAGGATTTATCTGTGGAATTGAAATTGGCTACAAATAATAATAATCCGGCCGCATACAGTATTCTATTTAATAGTCCGTGGGCTGCCTCTGGAAGTTCCGCTGAAAGCTTATATTTCGTGGGAGAAGGAATGAAGCGACCGGAAGAGTATTTATTGAGTAACCTAAAACGCATTTACGGACGTATTACAGAGAAGCTAACATTGCAAATGGAGAGGGAAGATTCTGTTACTCCTTTGATGAGGCTAACCCGTTCCGGAAAACGATATATACTGTTGAGTGAAAATGTTAATTGGTCTGATGGGACGGTAGAGTATATTATAGAGGATTTACCATAAATCAAAGTATATGCCTAAGTTAAGAGGAAATGATTTAATCGTATTTTTTGAGCAGGGCGGAGAATGGAAAACTCTGGCCTATGCTACTACATGCGAAATTGACATACAGGCTGAAACTATAGAGATAGGAAGCCCTGATACGGGGCGGTGGGTGAAGAAGAAAAAACGCCGTATCAGTTGGAGCGTAAATAGTGGACATCTTATGAGCAATGTAAAACAGGAAATTAATCTTTACAACTATCTGTTGAGTGACAACCCGGTGAAGATAAGTGTTGCTTCTGTGGAAAATCACACTGAACGAATTTATCCGGAAGATTATACCCCCGATGGAAGATATTCTTTAATTGGAGAAGCCCTAGTTACAAGAATGACAATAACGGGTAATCGTGGTGACTTTTGCACTCTATCCATGTCGCTTGCCGGCATTGGAGAATTACTGCAAAAGAGCGCCGATTGGATACTGGCGGGTGGCACCTGGAATATGGAAGGCGTGTGGATTGATTGGGAAAAATGGAATTTTTAAATGAAATAATATGGCACAAATAGAGAAAATAACGGAAGGGATGCGAGGACGGGAAGTATCTGAATTATTGGATAGGAACTTTAAATCGTTGAATTCTGACATAAGAGATTTGGAGCAAGCATCTAATGGTAATGTAGAGAAATTGCAAGAGCAGTTAAATAAAAGGGGATATGTTGTTATGAAGTATACAAACAGCACTTCCGACACTCGTTTGGCTGTACCGATGGAATTGCGCAAACCGGGACTCACAATTACGTATAATCCGGGTGCTGGCTGGATACAGGAACAGTTTATAGGTGTAAGTGTAGATGACGCCGATTGGGAAGAGGATAGATATTGGAAGTCGATTGGTGGTAGTGGTTCTGGTTTCTGGGTTGAAAGCGATGTGGATTTCGTCGACAAGACATCCGCTCATAATGCCATTAAGGAAAATGAACGGGTTATTGGTATGTATATTTCCTATAGGCTTAACGGAACATGGACTACAGAGCAATATGTAGGTATAGATACTTCTAAAGACAATTGGGAAAATCCGGATAATTGGAATATCCTCACTTACAATGAACAGATTGCAGAAATAGCTAAACAGGCGCAGGAATCGGGAGTGCAGGCACAAGCAGGTGCAGAAAAGGCCAATCAAGCAGCAGTGAATGCGCAAACAGCGGCAGACAAAGCCAACCAAGCGGCGGGTACCATTGCGGACAGAGTTTTTAGTACCGATGTGAGAATAATAAAGGCTATGACAGAAAAAGAGTACATAGCCTTAGGAGAGAAAGATAAAAATACGTTGTACATTATAATTGACTGATATATGGGAGAGATGAGATTAGGAGCTGGAGAAATATGTAAGGTATATTTGGGAGATAAGCTTATATATGGTGGAGAAGAGAAAAAAGAATATATTATTTGCGCAATAGACTATTACGATCCAGATAATAATTACCTAGGAATAATAGATGATACTAATAATTTGGTAGCCATCTATAATTATCAGTATGTTATTGATACCGACCATACTATTCTACTTTACGATAAGTTCAGTAATATTCTTTATGGTATTGAAGATAGTACCAAAATTGCAAATATTAGTTTTGATAAAGTTATATACCAAAAAGATGGAGTGCAGCCCCAAAACATTATTTGCCTTTATGATAAGCTTATAATTGGGGAACATAACAGTGATACAGGAAGAGGTTATATTAAGAAAATAGATAGTATCAATGAAAATAATGAATATTTGATATATGACGATCAAGGAGCAAATGAATTTACACAAGGATTTGTTTTTAAAAATAAAATCTTTATAAACAATTATAGTGCAGGATTTTTTTCTTATGATAAATACACTAATGATCAAACTAAATATGATGTTTGGTATGCAGAAATAACTAATCCTATTTTTGTAAATGATGATTGTTATGTATTTGCACCACAAGAAGGTAATCTTATCAAAATAGATAAAAGTCTTAATGTATCCGATATTGCTATAAAGTATGATGATGATATTTATCTTTCACATACAGCAACACATCTTTCTTATATTAATGGGAAATTTATAATCTATGCCAATAATGAATATATTATATCTACAGATTCTATTAATTGGAAAAGATATAATATCACTGGAAATAATGTACCAACTTCCAACGATATATCCATCAAATATAGAAGTGTAAATAATAAAGTCTTTGCGTATTATCTTCAAAATGGAAATGTTTACACAGCCTCCAGTTCAGATGGTGTAACGTTTGATTTTGAGGATAAAACATATACTCTTCCGAATAGTCTTGGAACTACAAAAATGCATGTACCAGCATTGGGTGAAGACTGTATGACAGTTGTAAATGATAATTTTTTAAAAGCGGTAATATGAAAACAATCTACTACAATAGCAAATTAGCCAAACTTATACTCTTTGGCAGCTACACAACAATCATGCTCTTCGGCTTCATCCTTACGAAGCTGAAAGAGTTGTCTGAAGCAACCATACGTCATGAACGGACACATCAGAAACAGTTCTTCGAGTGTATGGAGATAGCGGCTATCCCATCCGTATTATTGTCATTCCATGTCAGTGCATGGTGGCTGCTCCTTATCCCACTATTCTACTACATTCTTTATTTGGCAGAATGGTTTGTAAGCTTCGTATACCACCTGTTTACAGACAACATAATAGGCAGCGGTAAGGTAAACGCCAACGCCTATCGAGCGGGCGCATTTGAAATGGAAGCCAAACTCAACCAGGACAATCCGAACTATTTGAAAGAACGCAAATGGGGTGCATGGTTCAGATACTACGGCAAGATATAAAAATCCCGTCCTACTCTCACGAGCAAAACGGAATGATAGTAGTTAGCTTATTGATAAGAGACACAAAGATATGAATAATTGACAAATAACGATAAGATGAGTACAGAAGTTGTAAACGCAGCCCTTCAAACAAGTAGGGGAATTAGTGATTTCGGAATGATGGCAGTTGCCGCAGGTTTCTTTTTGGTTATATGCGGTGTAATGTGGTTCTTTATATTCAAATGGTTCAAACATTTGGTGGATAATGTGATAACCAGGCAGGAAAAGGTGATAAATGATTTGCTCGTGGAAACCAAAGCACAAAATGAGGTTCTATCTGATATTAACGAGGGATTGAAGCCTATTTCTCAAATGCAGATAAATTCGGTTTGCAACAACTTCTTTGACCTTGATTGTGAAAGACTGTGCCGGTTGGTCCGCAATGTGCGCGATGAGAATAATATTGATGATAAGCAGAAAACGAGACGGAAAATAGAAACGCGTTGTAATGCCATAATCAAGAAGCGGAGTATTGAACTCGACAACTTTATTCATCGCGGGAAAAGGCTCAGTGAGTTTATGTCTACGGATTGGGTCAAAAAGTTTTCGGATATAATAGAGTCGGAAATTTATAATCCTATCGGCGCCAATAATGCACGTGCCTATGCCAATATCAAAACAGCTATAGACGAGGTTAAGGTTGAATTTTTTAATAACATGAATAAATAAGGAGTAACAAAATGAAAAAGAAACTGATTATCGCAGGGATTGTTATCGCTATCATCGTGGGAGTTATGCTTTACATGCACTACACACCGTTTTGGGTGAACTTGACTACTGTCGTATCATTCGGTGTCGGTGTTGTTGCCGGATGGGTGGCTCGTGTGGTTTATGACAAATATTTCAAGGAGGACGCGCAGAATGAAAGTATTGATTGACAACGGACACGGAAGTAACACTCCGGGCAAGTGTTCACCGGACGGAAGATTGAAAGAGTATGCGTATGCCCGTGAGATTGCCATACGTTTGGAAGCCGAATTGCGCAAACAAGGCGTTGATGCCGAACGTATCGTCAAAGAGGAAATAGACGTTCCTCTATCGGAGCGTTGCCGTAGGGCGAACGAATACAAGGCAAGTGACACAATCTTTGTATCTATCCACTGTAATGCAGCGGGAAGCGGCTCTGAATGGATGCGGGCGCGCGGTTGGGAAGCATGGACTTCGGCAGGTCAGACGAAAGCCGATAAATTAGCTGATAGCTTATATGCGGCTGCCGAACGACTTTTGCCGGACATGAAGATACGCAAGGATATGTCAGACGGTGATGCTGATAAGGAAAGCGGGTTTTATATCCTGAAGCACACGAAATGTCCGGCAGTCCTTACAGAGAACCTATTCCAAGACAATAAGGAAGATGTTGATTTCCTATTATCGGAAGAGGGCAAACGGGCAATAGTGGACTTGCATGTGCAGGGAATTGTGAACTATTTGAATAACTCTAAAAAATAAACATCATGGCGTCAGTTGATTTAAATTTTACAAAGGAAGACAAAGTATACGTTGCTGATATTGCATCTCCGGGAAAGTGTATTGTTCAAATTGAACGTAAAGAATCTGGGTGGACTACTGTATTTTCAAAGGTTGATGATTTGGAATTTTCCGAAGTTGCAAAATTTCCAGACGGTCCCGATAAGAAGAGTGTAATATTCGAACTCAATATTCCTGAAGGAATGCCGGTACGCATACAGAGCAACAAGGAAGTTGAGATTGCAAAATATGTAACAGAGGGATAGCCTATGAACCCAATCACTATCCCCAACATCACCATCCCGACAATCGGTATTCCTACTATCGGGATACCGTCTGTCGGTTTCCCGTCCGCTTCGGGCGGTGGCGGTCTTTCATGGCCCGCTGGTATGAAAGAGCACATTAAGGCTTGGTATGACCCAAAGAAGCAGGGTATGACTAACTATGATGTGATTGAAAGTTATGCAGACGATTTTACTAAATGGAGAATTGAAAACACAGGAGTTACTTCTACTCAAAAGAAAATAGTTATTGCTGCTGGTACAGAACTAAAATATAATGTCGCTTATAAAGGTTTTAAAAATTCTATTGCTGAATTTGATATTAAATATACAGGTAATGCTGTTATAAGATACCAATATAACAAGGAAGATGGTACAACGGGTATTATTACTATTAATAGAAGTGGTATCTATCATTTACCTGCCAGCATTAAAGCTCAAAAGAATTTTGGTTTTTATTGTAATCCTCAAACAGTAACAGAAGAAGCTACTATTGAGCAACTTCCCACTTCTATTCTAAAAGACTTTAGCGGCAACGGCAACCACGCCTATTTGTATGGTGGTAAAGGTAAGCTGAATAGCGGGATGGGAGTGTATAAAGAGGACTTTACTACGTGGAATTATGTACCCGAAAGAGGTGATGTTACAAGAAGTTATAACACGATACATATTACAAAAGTAACGAATACAGTTACTGCTAATATTATTTCTAAAACAAATGAATTTGGTAATAGTATTACTTTAAAAATTGTTGGTGCTACTTCTGACAATCCTTTAATGGTAGGTACTTATTCTAAACCTAATGGTTATACTGCCATATCTAAAGATGGAGTTTATTCTTTTGAAATAGATGAACAGTATTGGGGTTTTAGATTTAATAAAGATGGTGATGTAAATGTAACCATCACCCAAATCCCCGACTACCCCGACCAGCTTTGCTATGATGGCAAGATGTACGCTGTTGCTTATGATATGCCTATATTAACGGATTACACGGTGATGGCGGAGAGGACGTGGTTTGAGAAAGAAGAATACAGAGCTTTTATATCCAACTCATTAGGCGGTATGGAAGACCCCAGTAATGGTGCTTTTAGCGTAGAGTTAAAATCTTTAAATAGTTTTACAACAATTAGTTTTGGAAGTATAACAAGTATTGGTATACCGGAAAAAGGGATAACTTATCAAACAAAGCAGTCTTATAACGGTAATTCTATCAATGTTGGAACAAAAGAAAGCAATGACATTCTTATTTTAGGGGGTAGATATTTTTATAAAAACGATAATGCCGCTGGAAATACTTGGAATGGCTGTCACGGCGCCATCATAGTCACCGACCGCAGCTTCACCGAAGAAGAGATAAACTGGCTAAAACAAAACTGGGATAAGATATGAGAAATAACATCTTAGGTGCGGTGGTCTATCTATCCACCGCCATAGTATTCGGTGGCAGCACTGCACTGCTGATGCTCTTTATCAAGGAGAACAGCGACCGTTGCCACTACTATAACGGCAAGTGGAACAAAGCAGACTTGCTGTATGGAGTTGCCGCAATATGTGCAGGTATGGTTGTAAATCATTATTTGTTGAGGTTATGAAAAAACTACCCTGGTTATTAGTTGTATTGCTGGCCATCGCTTGTGTGGCGGCGTGGTTCCGCCCGCTCGAGCCTTTGCCGGCAGAAATCCGTACCGAGACGAAGATACAGACGGTTGTCGAGCTTGATACGGTTCTTATCTCCGCACCGATAGCGGTCTTTTGGCAGATATTGCCAAATGACACAGCACGTATAGGCGATACCTTGCTTCATCGCAAACGGGTTGTGTATGAAGATAGCCTGTATCGTGCGGTGGTGAGCGGATATGTAGACCCGCGGCTGGATAGTATGCAGGTCTTTCCTAAGACGGTTTATCAGACGGTAACGAATGACGTCTATCATCCGGTCCCCATTAAGTTGAAGAAGAAGCGTTGGGGATTAGGGTTGCAAGCTGGATATGGTTATCCAGGCGGCATGTACGTAGGCGCAGGAATAAGTTATAATCTATTTGTATGGTAAGAAAGAAATTAACGATGTAGAAGTTGGCTTGTAGCTGACACTCTTTCGGGGGCTTAGAGTAAAAAGAAGCCCCATTTCCCTTCACTGTCTGCAAACTTCAAGGGAATAACAACACGGCAGTATTGTTTTGGGGCTTTGTCCTTATAAACAACGCTTCCGTGTTTTTGTTTTCGGGAGTTCAATGTTTAAAGCGGAAATATGGAAATGAAAGATTTATATCAGTCTGTAGTCGCTTCTGTATGTAAACATACGGGAGTAGACGTGAATATGTTGTTTAAGAGTAATCGTGAAGAATGCGTGGATGCACGTGCAATCCTTATAAACATTCTCACATATAAGGGAATTACAGAGCGTGAGATAGCGGCTCTTACCGGACTAACCCAACAATGCGTAAATAAGCTGAAGAATAACTTTTCATTTCGTCTCCGTAAATGGAGTGTTACAACAAACTTACAATCAATCAACAATGAACTAACAACGGAATAATTTATATACAACGTTCTTATGGCGTCCTTTGCTTCACCGGTTAATATTGACCGGCATTCCTTAATTTATTGATTTATGGAAGCAGAAGTAAAACAAGTTATTAAAGAAAAGGAGTATGTCCACAACGACGAAAAGAAGGAATATGCTTCAAAAGGTCTGGCCGGAACCGCCCTCGGTTTTGGTATTGGTGGAGCAGTATTAGGTGCTGCTGCTCTTTGGGGCCATCGTGGCGGTATTGGTGGTGGAATGCCTGAAAACGTAAACATCAACACAGTAAGCGATACCATTGCAGGACGCACCGGTGCAGCCCCCACAGCATTTCAGGCATGGGAAAAAGGTTGTGAGGCTGAAATAGCCTTGACAAATACCATTTGGGGACTGAAGGTGAATACGCAAAACCAGATGTACGCTCACCGCGATACAGATGTAGCCGAAAAATTCGCCCTCTATAAATCCCAAGTGGAAGGCGATTTCGGAAACTACAAGGTTTCCCGCGACCTTTACGACAACATGAACGACAAGCTGAATACAGCTGCATTCGGACTGTACAAAGGACAGAGAGACTTGTATGACACATTGAATGAACGTTATGCACAGAAATTCTGTGACCTCGACAAGAAGGTATACGGAATGGAAATTGCGAACCTCTACCAGAACAAGATTATCCAAATGGGCCTTGAAGGTGTTCTGAAGGAGTCAATGTGTTACACAGACCGTAAGACTTGCCGTGCAATTTACGGCGTTGTAGGATTGCCCTCCACTCCGACAGTGAACGTACTGGAGGGTGCAAACCCTTTCGGATGCAACTGCCAAAGAACAACGGCGGCAACTCCGACAGCGTAAAAAGCGTAAAGAGGCGCAAAAGAAAACGTTAGTGGTAAAGCCCCTTCGGGGGCGATACCGCTTTCATTATTAACCACTAACTAAAGAATATGGCAATGTTTGAGAATGATCCGTTATTAGGAAACCGTCCCAGTATAGAGCAACTGGCCCATGAGAACGAAATGATACAGCAGAAGCTACAGACGCTTCAACAGATGCCCACTACACCGACCGCCCAACGGACTAACACTCCGATATGGGACGAAATAGACCGTATAACCTCATCCCTTAGCGACCAAGAGCATAACTTTCTGCAATCATCACAGGAATTCCAGGAAAACTCTATGGCTATACAGGAGATGGTAAATGTAGAATTGGTTCGGCTGGTCCGTGACCGTATAGAAAAATCTCCGGAAGGAAGTGAGATACTTAACCGTCAGTTGTCCTTTGTGAAGCGTGCGGTAAAAACGGCTAAAGAAGAAACGGCCCGTAGAGATGCCTTGTTAAATGAATACATGACACAATACAGCGATATGACTTTCAAGGAGTTTATGGAAATGAAATCCGGTAAGCAACCCACGCAGAAACCGATTAAAAAATAAAGGATATGGAAGCGAAAAGTAAATTGGTTGATTTAAAGAATAAAGCTATTGATTCGTTGGAGATATGGATTAATGAGCGTATAGACGATTTAGCTGCCCAGAATCCGCAAATGAAAATAGCATCCATCTACATGAAGCGTGGTGCAAAGAATTATCTAGCAAAGGAACGCGAAAAAATAGAGGGTGTAATTGATAATGCCGCTTTGTTTATCTGTGATGAGAATGGAAATGTTGATGCTGACCTGTTATTTGACGATATGATGTCTATGTTCCGGGATATGGACGAGCTACCTTTTGGGAAGGGTATTATTCATGGAACAATTGGAAAGGGTGTTATTCGCTTCCAACTGCCGGACAATCCGGTGGTGAATTTGTTGTTCGGAAATACCGGAGCCTTTAAAATAACTGAAAGTGATTTTGTGGAATTAAAAAATTTGTTTTTGGTATGATTGATTATAAAAACATGGTATTGTCCGCCCAAGATGCAGGCATATCAACGGAAAAGATAATGGTGAAGAGTATAGACAGCCTTAATGAGATGCTGTGTAAACTAAAAGAGACTCACCCCGATGCATATTGGAAGTTTCTCCGGGAGCAGCAAAGCATAATATATAATAACCATTATGAGCGTGCTTTCGCCGAATACGATGTAGAGTGTCTCCGATATACTAACCGGGAAGGTCAAAAATGTGAAGGTGCACATTGGACTATCGAACAGGTTGAGGCTGCTACAAAATCCATGAGTTTTCCTTCTGGAACAACCAAATGGGATAAGTATGTAGCTTTTAACGCATGGTATTCTGATTTGTGTAGAGAGCTCGACGAAACTACACTTATTAAAACCTGTCATTCTTTCTTTTTTGCCGATGAAGATGCGCCAAGTGGAAAAATATTTCTTTATATGAAGGTCATGCGTACATGAGAGGTTTTATAGACATATTGATAGAGCAAGCGGATGATATGGCTTATTATGACTTCTGTCGGTTGTTTAGGATGCTGCAATGGAACGTTTAGAGCGGTTTATTGCATGGCTGATACCGATTGCTGTATTGGTAAGAGTACTATCTATGTGTCTAAAATAGGAGAAATAGACTAATATTTTAAAGATGAAGCAAAAAAATCCCGAGGTGGATAATTTTAGTTAGGGAAAAATAGAACAATAGGGCGGTAGGATTATTATCTATCGCCTTATTCTTTATTGGATAAATTTACGTATAGTTTAATGCTGCGCTTTGTCTTTCCGATTTTAATTATCATCTTTGCATAGACAATCGTTTAACCCGTTGTTTTTCAGGCTCTGGTTTTACTATTGTTTTACAATGGTGTTATTGCTTGTTTTTAAAACGTTGATTATTAGTTTATTATTTGAATTATTCTCAATCTTCCTATATTTGGGGAGCAAATAGAATTTCAATAGCGCGTATGGCAGAAGATT